AAGCCATCACTAATATATTTTAATACTACAATTCTACCGCTTAAATTAGAGCTAAATCTAATCATGCCTTTTATTTTATCAATATAAAATACACCGTTTGCTTGAGCTTGCTGAGGATTTAATCCGTATCTTCCACCGTAAGCATACATAAAAAGTAAATCTGGATTACCCATATACCAATTTTGCAATGCAGTATTAGCATTAAAAGCGTTAGGGAAAACGTCGTCTCTTTTAAATCTTTTTAAAGTTTCAGATTCCTGAGCCAAGGGTATTTGTGAATCGCTATCAAAAGTATATTCATATTCACTGTCTTGTATATAAGGAGTTGGGTTGCTTGTTAAATCAGTTCTGTATATTATTCTTTCAATACCATATTGATCTGTCCATGAAAGTTTTGTATATCCTACATAGTCTTGTGGTAAAACCATATATAACCCAGGTGGTATTTCTATTTCTATAGATTTTTCCTGAGGCAACATATCAAAGCTAAATTCTTGTAAAGCTCTCTGCGCATAAAAAGATACATCTGTTCTTTTAACTTTTGTTATAATTTTTTCTTGACCTACATATATGGTCATAAAATTATTAATAACATCAGCAATACTTGTAAATTGATAATCGCCATAATTCTCGTCGTTACTGTTCCACAGCCCGTCGGGTCCTAAGTAATATTCCTCTGGTGTTTGATTTAAAAATGGCATATATTAAGCTTTTTCTTGTTGATTAGTTTCTTGCTCCATACTGTTAGCTACTTGGTACATTTGTATGTCTTCAATATTTAAGCCAGCAAACTCTAAAATTTTAACAACTAACTCTGTTTCTTCTGAATCATGTAGCTCGAAATTAGTCGCTGTAGTCGCGTCATAAAGCGCTTCACCATAAACAATTTGGTAACCCCAAACTACTTCAGCAGGCTTTTTAATATAATTACACGTTACATCCGATGTTAACTCGGTATTACCATATACTTTATAGCCTGAACTATTCTCTATGAATATAGGTCTTGTGTTTGTTGGACGTGTATATGCGGATTGATTAATATAAAGAAAATCATTGTATTCAATTCGCTCAGCTTCTACAAATGTTTCTATGGTTGTAGTTGCGCTTGGGTTTAGTGTAAAACCCTCTGTAGTGTTTTTATAAACTATCGTACCCATTCTGTAAATGTCAGCCGGAGGTGTCCAATAGTTATTTGCATAAGTCATATTATCATTGACTTCAAATATGCTAATCTTTTCGTTAAGTATATTTAGCATGTCAGAAAACTCTGTATCGTTTCCTGGTATACGGCCAAATTGATTTATATCATAAAAGTACTGTTCAAATATATCTAATTGTGCTTGATTAGCAAACAAGTTAAATTGCTGAGGTGTTACATATCCTCGTTGTTCTTTATTAAGTATTGCTAATACTCTTTGATATACAGTATCTACGCTTACAGCCATAATTTATATTTTGTTATTATAATAATAGGCCACCCTTAGATAGCCTATTACTATAAAAGGTGACTATTTAAGTCTTTTTTCTATATTCTTGTAAAGCTCCATACCCTCGTCAGTCTTAAAGTATGCACTTAGTGCAGAATAAGGATGTTCATCAAATGGTACTGTCAATACTTTCTTACCACTCTTACCATAAGTAAATGTTCTTTGGTCTTGTGATAAATTTAATATACCAGCTTCAATTGCTTTTGCACCAAAGTTTCTTAACTCAGTGTTTTCATCTTGTGCTAGTTGTAAAAATAGTTGAGGATTTTTTCTAGCAAATACTAATAAATCTCTTTTTAATTCTTCTGAAGATAATATATTAACTTTCTCTCCAACTTCGACTCTTAATATAGCTTCTGCCTCATCTACTGTAGCTTGCTTAGCAAGATTTAAAGCCTGCAATTCAAACTCAATCCAAGCAACTTCATTTACTGCTTGTTCTTTTGGTTTTATCTCTTCAATAATACCGTCTTTTGTATACGGATGATATAAAGATAAAAATTGCTGAAGAGTTACATCTTCTTTTTTTACTCTTAATTGTCCGTCTCTAAATATTACTCTACCCATTGTAGCCTTACCTTTTTGTTCATCTACAAAAACAGAAGGTTGATTTGTTGCGTATCGTAATTCTCTTTGATAACCTAATTCTTCATCGAACCATAATAAAGCTTTTCTCGCTGAGTGAGCTGTTGGTACAGTAAATATTAAAGGTTTTTTATTTTTAGAAAGTTTATAAAGTCTATCTTTAACTTCCCATTGTGTTGCTGTTTTAGCCATGATATAATATAATATAATTGTTAATAAAAGTAAAGATTGGGTGCCCGAAGACACCCGTTCCTTACATTAGTTTACTACTAAGTAGCTTTGAATAATACAAAGTTGTTAGCGGCTTGCGTACACATTGTTCTCTCCGATAAGAAGTTAACAGTCATTGTATCCGCGTCACTTGTATAGTTACCACCAACTGAACCAGTCACCCAAGATTTCAATCGTCTGTCATCAGCTTCAGAAGCTCTGTAGCGAATGTGTAAGAAAGGTCTTGAAATGTTCTGTCCTAATTGTTGATCGTAAACTGTAGAAGTTCCTGCTGGTACTAACACACCTTTAATATCGTCAATAAGTCCTCTAGTTGTAGAGTCATTTAGATATTTCCAGTCAGTTTTGTAAAAGTCATATGCTCCACGTCTGAAACCAGAGAATCCTAAGTTAAGCGCCATATCTTCAGAGTTATCGAATACACCGTAAGATGTACCACCTGCTCCGTAAGAATTTTGTTGTGCTAACATAGTATCAATGTCAAGAGATGTCTGTCTGTCTAAGAATAACATGTTCTCTTCAATTGCTCCCTGCTTATCAAGCTCTTGTAGAATAGTATCAAACTGGTTGATTCCTGGGTCCGCTGCAAGTGCATCATTTGCAAATGCTGGGTCATTAAATACCAATCCTCTTTCTTCTAGTGTAGCAAATAAACCTTGCATACCTTGTAGGTTTCCACCTTGGAATCCTGTAAAGCCTGGTACACCTGCTACCACTTGCTCTACATTCTTTGATTCTACCATACTCATTTCTAAGTAATCTTCGAATCTAATTCTAGACTCATGCTCAGATTTTAAGTACCATAGATAACCACCTGTACCAATTTCAGTAGTAACTTCAACCCATCCGATTTGAGCAACGTCTGAACCGTTTACTTCATACTTATCTCTGATGATAATTGGTTGATTACTGTAAGGGGTAAAGGAAGCATCAATAGAGTTTCCACCTTCTGGTGATCCTTTTTTGTATTCTGAACCGAAAACAAATAGACTTAATTCTCCACCAGCTGCAGCTCCTTGAAGGGCTACATCTAGTACATTATTAGCGTCGTCATATACATCAATGTTGTATGTTTGCAATCCACCTGCAACAGGTCCTGCTAAACTATTAATGTAAATGTTATTTGTATCGTTTCCAAGTGCAATAACACAAGTCATACCAGGTCCTAAAAGTGGTACATTCCCATCAGCTCCCGGAGAAGGTAATGAAATTGTTTGTCCACCCGGGCCTGCGCCTGGTGCATTTGATGTAACTGTATCATATGCAATGTGTAATCTTCCTTGTTCTGACCAAACTACTTGGTCTGATGCCATAGGCATCTCTGCTCCTACCATTCTTAAGAAACCAGTAATCGTTCTGTTTCCATAACGCTCTACTTCTTTCTCGTAAACTTCGGGTAAAAATTGTTGAGTCCAAGTCATATCGGCTAGTGATAAATAATTATCACCAAATAAACCTTGTACGGGTCTTGGAGTCAAATGTGCTAGGTTGGCCAACGTTACTGGTGGCGGTCCTGCAAATCCTGGTGCTGCCATAATTTACTATTTTAAATGTTTAAATGATTTTATTTTAAGCTTAGTGCTATCACCCTCTGAAACAACTGATCTAACATTCCAACCATTGGCAGTCTTAACGTCTGAATGGACACCTCTCGCCCCCATTGTAACATTTTTGGCTTTTGTTGTACTATCTTTAATTGCATCAGCTTTACCTTGTTCGTAAAAATGTTTTGCAACTTGATCTGGATTCATAGCTGTAAATAAGCTTTTATGATAACCGGAAGCATCTGACATTTCATTATTTTCGTTCAAGAACTTCTTGACAAAATTATTTATGTCGCTCTGGCTATCCTTGACTTTGTTTGCATCTTTAACGTTAAACCTATATTTTTTATCGCCGACGTTGTATTCAAAACCTTTGAAATTGTCATTGAAAACTTGGTTTGTTTTATTTAAAAATGCATCAGTCTGCTTTTTAGCTATGGATGATTGCTCTTTTTGTTCTTTATTATATCGGTTAAAGAACTCTACCGCTTTTTGTTGATCCGGTAATAATTTACTACCGCCTTTTATTTCTGCATAGTATTTAGATTTTAATCCATCTAAATAATTTTTTGCATTAGCAAGTTCTTCTTTTCTTGCTATTTTCTTTTTTCTAATATCTTTTTCATCGTCTTCATCTTCATTATAAGAAAACTTGTCTTCCATAATAAAGTTAATTTCATCTCTGTCAAGATGAGGTTTCGATGTTTGATAATATTCTGCTAATAGCTGATTTTCATTTAATGAATCATAATCAGTATTTAACTTTACATAGTCTTCTAAACTACCACCTGTTTCATTTACAAAGTTTACAACCTTTTGAATGTTTTCAGGTAATTCTATACCAGATTCTTTTTGCTCCGCTATTGCTTCAGCTACATCTTCTTTTAATTCTTGTGTAACCTCTTGCGTTATTTCTTCTTTCTTTTCTTCCGTTATTTCCTCAAGTACAGTTTCTTCTACTGGTTTTTCAGGTACGGATTCTTCAGCTTGAACGGGCTCTGGTTGTTGTGGTATTTCTTTTTCCACTTCTTGTACAGGTTCGGCTTGTTTATCATCAACCACGTTTGTTGCTTCTTGCTTTGTATCGGCATCTTGTTCTGGTTTTTTAGTTAAATCAAGTTTTATATTGCCAGTCTCTTCATTAATAACAGCTGGCCCTGTTTGTTCTGGAGTTTCTTTAACTTCAGCTTCTTTTGCTTTTTTGGTGTTTTTTATTTTAAAACTACCTTCTGTTTTTTGTGCTTTCGCCATGATATAATATTATAAAATTAATGTAAATAATTACCTAGGTTCAAATCCACCTAGATTAAAACCACCACCCATAATATCGTTCCCACTGGATTCGAAATCTTTAGGAGGTGAATCGTTTTTTCTTTGCGCAATCATTTCTGACTGCTGAGTTCCTTGTATTCTTGTTCTTTGATCTTTTCTATCTTCAATTTCTTTTTCTCTAGCGACTCCTTTATCAACCTCCATGCCTTTTAATTGCATGTTATATTGGAATTCCAAAGCCATCAATTGTTTTTTAGCATCAACTTCAATACCAATTCTTTGGTTTTCTAATTGAGCTTTTAGCTGTTCTAACTGGGACTTAGTTTGGAACATAGCTTGATCTTTTTGAACTTCCGCCTGCGCTGCTACTTGTTGAGCTTGTGCGTTTGCTTGCGCTTGTGCTTCAATGTTAGCTTGCTGTTCTTTTTGAAGTCTTTCTGATCTTTTCTTTTGTCTAACTTTTAATAATTGATTAGCAAGTTTAATATTTTTAACTTCTCTAATATCTATTGCATCTGATAAATCTATTAGTCCCCCAGATAAAGCTGCTTGAATATTGTTTTCTAACATTGCTTTTTCTTCGTCGTCTGGAGTTAATTCTAAGTATATACCAAAATCATGAAGATGTAAATCCTTCATTTCATTTAATGTAGCAACATTAAATCCGCCTATTTTTTGTATGAAAGCTTCTTTGGCAGGATGATATTCTAATATGTCTGATATTCTTAAAGATAAACATTCCGCTGTTTCTCTAGTTAAATATAAACCAGCATCTAATATATGCCTTGTGGCTGTATTACTATTTGCTGCAGCTAATTTTTGCACACCTACAAGTGCTCTTGAATCTGGAGAACTAGCGTCTCTTGCTTCATTTAACCCGGTCACATCTCTTATCATCTGCAAATAATAATTGTAAGTATTTATTAATGTAGATAATTTTTGACCTCCGCTACCAGTAGCAACTTCTTGAATAGGCACTTTACCAGGATTCATATCACCCTCTTGTGTAAACGATCTTCCAACAATAGAACCCGTTTGGAAAAACATATTTAATGCTTCTTGCGGATTATAATTTGTGCCATTACCTAAATCAACTTCATTTAAACCGTCAGCATCTAAATATACACCGTCTGGTATCATTCTTTGTAATACTTGCTGTAATTTTAAATGAGTTAATTGGATCATATCTGCAAACGCTGTGCATCTACTTACAATAGATTCTATTCTGCCTTGATACATTCTAGGCGCTGTAATAGCATAGTTTAGTTTAACTTTTGTTTCATCAGCTTTTGGCCTCATCATATTAGGAGCCATTTCCCATTTAAGTAAAATATTACTGCCTAATACCATAACACCTTCATATAATACTTCAAGAGATCTTTGCATTTTTCCAAATTGCTCTTCAAATATTTCTTTAGGTGGATCAAAAGAATCATCTCTTGCTATAATTTTTGTAGCGCCAGTTGCTGTTTCTTTAACTTTATAAACCTCATTCATGTAGGTTTTAAAATTAAAATATAATATTTGTACAACGTTTTGATCACGATTATTGTTGTACATATTACTTATGTTGTTATTCCATACACCCCAATTTTGAGAACCTTGCTGTTGTATCTCTTCCATTTGGTCTTGAGTAAGGTTGGGGAATTGTTTTTTAAGTTCATTTAAAGGAACAAACTTAACTTCACCTACATAATATACATCTTGAAAATATGGATCTTCTGTGTAGGAATAAACCATATAAGCTGGGTCTACATACTCTACCGTTACACCCTCGGTTTCTGTAAAGTTATTTTTAACCGCACCTATTCCTAGCGTCGCTAAATCATAATAGTATCTTTTCTTTGTTAAGTCATATCTATTATCATCGAGCATTACATTGATAGCCTCCTCTTCGGCTATTTCAATTCCTTGCTTATAACTTAATTGCATGTGAAGGTCCAACTCCTCTTCGCTATCTGGTAATTTTTTTGGATTATTTTCAAACAGATTAATACCAAATTGTTCTTGTGCAAATATATTTAACTCCTCTGTTTGTAAATCTCTTATTATAGATTCCATATAAGCTGTTCTTTTGCTTATACCATATGGATCTTGAGAATATGCTGTTAGATCAAAAGCCCTGTCAGCAATACCATTAACTACAATATCTACGAATTTAGATAAAATAGGAACTGGTTTCCAGTCTAAATTTAAATAAGATAAATCACCATTAATAGATAATTCATCTTTGTATTTTTGGATAGGTTGTTCTCCGCGCGCATACAATCGTAAATTGTGAAAAGTATTTTGATTACTTTGAAAACGAGTTGTACCGGAATTGCTAGAGAACCATTCGTTT